TCAAAAGATACTTTAAGATGTTCCCGAGCAAGTAGCCAATGAATCCCTGGTCCCCGATCCCCGCTTCAATAACATCGATCACTTCCATTCCACCTTGATTATAATGCGGTGGGTGGTTGACCATATCCTCCTTGCTCATTAACCGCCTCCGGCCTTTTCCCATTCCCCGATTGCCTGTGAGGTGCAGTGCGTATCACCTTTTTTGACCTTATTAACAAACCAATCGGCAAAATCGCCTTGGTGTTCGTCAAACCATTTTATAAACTCCGGGTCATAGCGTTTAGTGTGTACGCCCTCAACAAAAGGTCGGGTTGGGTTCATACGTCGCCATCTTTTTATCTTCACTGTGTCTCCTCTCTCGTAAACACCGGGGTTTGTTTGCCCACATAGGCCCCGGTCACATTAAATTCCATGTACTCCACGGCGTCCTCGTAATCCATGTCTCTTTCCAGTACTTCAATGCACTTGTCATAACTATAGACCGCCCTCGGTGGTCCCCACTCCAAAGACATACCTATAAAAGCCTCTTCAAAACCGTCCGCTAAAAGCGCGGATTGGTCCGTTTCCTCAAGGTAGCGGGTCCAGTCCTTTAATCGCGTTTTACCGTACACACTATCCTCCCGTCGTTGGGGTTGGGTAGGTGTTCTCGGGACGTTGATAAGAATTTTTCTCGACCTCCTGGATAAGTTTCCTAACTTTTTTCCCCAGTTTAGCGTCATTGGGGTAATCGTAGGCCAGCGCTTTAAGTTCTTTAAGTCCAAGGGACTGATGTTCTTTGTTTCTTATTCTAATCATACCTTCTCTCGATAAAGTGCCCCATTGTCTATAAGTGGTTTCTAGGATTAAAGCACGTCCCCACCAATAGACTATCGAACTGGGGCGTACCCGTATTTCAACAGACGTGCTTTTTCCATGGTCTAGTCGCGCATACTCTCATAGGGAACGCGGTCCACGACCAGACTACGAGTAGGAAGACCCGATTATGAAAAACCGCGTTCTTGAATCTCGTACATGTAGTCACTCTTAGCGTCAAGGTGAGCCTCCATCGCTTCGCCGTTCTCGATGTAATCATTTTCAATATACGTCAAGAACAGTTCTTCGATAGACACATCCCGAGCTAAAGCGGCGGTCCTGGCCTTACCAAAACTCTCCGCATTAAGAGACAATCTTATTATTTGTTTTTGTTTTCCTATCATGTCCCATAAGGTTACATAAAAGGACGCAAAAAAGCAACTAAAAAATGTCGCCAACGTCTTTTCCTCCTTGGTCCCCGGACTCAAAACTATCGATCATGGCGTCAATCGAAGCCGCGCCTTCCTTCTGTCGAACGCGTTTCCATTCCCGACTTATTAACCGCCGGACAAACTCACTGGAACTGCGCCACTGTCTTCGACTCATAATGTCCAGGTTCCTTTTTTCAATGGACGTGAGCCGGATATTTATTTGCGTGTCCTTTTTATCCTTTTGCTTTGGTGTTTTTTGTTTTACTTCCCGAACCATTGTCGTACCTCCCCTAAAACCTCGTTGGAAATGTCTATTTTCTTCTTCAGCGAAGCTAAAATTTTCTCGTCCACCGTGTTTTCACACACCAGATCAATATAAGTACAACTTTTGTCTTGTCCAATGCGGTGAATCCGGTCCTCTGCCTGTATTCTTAGCTCTAAATCATAGCTGTTGGAGTAAAAAATCATGTGAGAAGCCGCCGTTAAGGTTAGTCCACGGCCCCCGGTGTGCGGATTAGAGACAAAGAATCGAAGCGGGTGGTCCGGGTCTTGAAAGTTATCAAGAATAGTTTCCCGGTCCTTTTGTGAGGTCTTCCCGTAATAAGAAGCCACGCTGTCGTCCCCATAAACCTCGGCTATTTTCTTGGTCAACTGCTCTATGTCTGTTTGAAATACCGCAAAAACTACAGCCTTACCACTGATTTCTTCCAATATATTAAGCGTTTCTCCTATGCGGTTGTTCTTGAGCACCTGGACCTCCCCCGAAGGTGCGCGCAGACTTCCCGCAACAATTTGTTGCAGTCGCATTAACTGAGTCAGCACCGTTTGAGTGGTGTACACTTCGTCCGCGATAATCATTAGCGCTTCTTTTCTCATCTGCTCATAGGCTTTTTTCTGTTCATCACTAAGCTCAACGCTTCGTTGCATGTAAACCTTTTCCGGTAGATCTAAACATTTGTCCTTGGTGTAGCGAGCAGAGAACTCTTTGAGCATGCCTTGCAGTTCGTCCATTCGATGATACCCAACGATTTCTTGAAAACTGTTGTGGCCCATGCGCCGCATTTTAGTAATCGCATATCTTGCTTTGAACGCATAATAACTTTTGAACCCTAATAATAAGGGATTAAGGAAAGCGCATTGCGCGTATAGATCAAGAGGTGTTTTGGTCACAGGAAACCCGGTCAGTATTCTTTTATAGGAGGCTTCTCGGGACAACCCCAATAAGTTTTTGGTGCGCTTGGCTTTAGGGTTCTTAATTAAGGTGCTCTCGTCCACGGCAATCATGGTTTCGTGCCCTAAAACAAAAGCTCGCGCAAATTTAAGCCCTTTTTCCGTGGAAAATGCTTCAACATTCATCGTCATAATCTCTAATCTTTCCGGGTGTTCCTCTAAAACCAGGCCGCAATAGGCTTGTTTCCACTTCTGCGTATGGTTGGGTTGCCACACCACCACTTCCCTCTCGATTCGTTCGGGCAAATGCTTTGGTATTTCGTTCTTGTCCCAATTCCTTAAGTTTCCTTTCGGTGTTATAATTAACACCGCATTTATTTTGTCGGCCTCAAAAAGCACTGCGGCGTTGTCCAGGAGAACTTTCGATTTGCCAAGGCCCATCTCTAAAAAGAGGGCAAACTCTTTGCGAAAGGCTGAACGAGCCAATGTCTTCTCTTGGTGCTTGTAAGGCTCCGTTTGATACTTATAGTTTTTCATTCTTATATTAGTCCTTCTATCGTATAACAATTCTTCTTATTGTTTTTTATTGTTGACAATAAAAGTATATCCGGTATATACTTCTCCTGCAACCTGAAATTGGAGAAGAAGTTGCACAACAATTTTATACGAGGAAAAACAAATGAACGAAACGTTGAAAGCATTAATAACTCTGGCTCTACAGTTATCCGAAGCGGAAAGAAAGCAATTCTCCGCGATCCTAACCCTAAGTACCCTTAGTCTAATGGCAGTCGAAGACACCACAGACGAAGCTCTTTTGCGCGCAAAAGAAAAACAAGAAGAACTAGACCAACTAGACGAGCCTTGGAAAATACGCCCTATTACAACAGAGATCGCAGACATTGGTCCTGGGGAGTGGGACTAATGAGCGATAAATGTGAAGTAGAACAAAACGAACACCACGTCAGGATTAAGGTGGGCTGTATGGAGATATACGCAGAAAGTAATGACATGCACGACCTCATTACAGTTTCTCATACAGACGACAGTCCACTTAGGTTCGAGGACCAAAAGATTGTGGACATTGCTAACGGAGAAATATTTGATCTAAGCAAGAATCTTAGCATCGTGGACAAAGAACTAATAAAAGACTTAACGAAAGAGGTGGGCAATGAAACTATCCAGTCTTCGTAAAGGAATGGTTTTTGAAAAGGCCAAGTCGAAGGACGCTTACGCGGTTATCGACATCATCACTGACTCTGTAAGTGGCTTCTCAAGGGAAGTCATTACTCTTGGCAACCTATCCAACAAAAAAGCAGAGGTTGCCACGATAAGTGAACTTAACAACCCTAAGCAGTGGAGACCAACGGAGGGCTCACAGGTTCAAGAGAGGGTCATTGTTGAGCAAGTTATTGTGTTGCCGGACAACTCCGAGGTTGTTCTCCATAAAGAGGTCAAAACCAGTTCCCCGACAAAACAGAAACCTCCCACCAAAACACCCGTTGTTGAAACCGAGAACGTTCTTATCGAGGCAAAAAAACGCGCCCAACTCCTCCATCAACAAAATGGAGGGAACGCCATGACGGCTGCTTTCGCAAACGCCAGTGTGGCCGAAAAAGAAGCGCCTATGTCATTTGCACTTGAAACACAACTCTTTCGAGACCTGATGTCCTGTAGGTATGACGATCTAACGTATATAGGGATACGCACTAAAAACAGCCCTACGTCAAGAATGAGCATGACAACAGTGCCCAGGGGCAAAATGAAACTAATCTTAAAACAAGAGTGGGACGCCTTTAAAGAAGACGGTTTGTCTTTGCACGAGGTAAGAAAGATGGGGAACCGACTTAAAGCACATACGCCCGATCAAGTAGGCCGCCCTGTTTCTTTTCAAAGAATCGTGCAACGGCTGATGCAGGAGATCTACCACTTTGGCACAGAAAAAGAAAGAGAAGCAGCACAGATATATAAGGGAATACACTAATGACAAAGAAAAAAGAAGACAACATCATCGACCTGTTTGAACAATCGGTTGAAAAGAAAGTCACAAAAGTTAAGGACCAGGACCTTGGTTCCCTGTCCAAAGACATGAATGATATGCTCGAGATCGGTGGCCTTATTGGCAACGCTGAGGAAAAACTTAAGCGATTAAAAGAACAGTACCGACAGTACAGCGAGGAAACTATCCCGGAGAA